AGTGCAACATAGCTAGAACAAATATTGAACGTTCAATGTTTAATGGCATATATCCACAATGGCTATTTAAGGACTGAAGGAGTTCAGGATATCTTCACCATTTCAGGAGAGTGAAGCAGTTTGTTAAGAAGTTTCCCTAAGTTACTGATACTAAAGGAGAAAAAAGCTAACCCTACCCTCCCCATCCCCCCCTTTTTATTTTTTTTTGATTGTCTCCCCCTAAACACTAATTTGCTCATTAATTTCCCAATATTTTCATAAAACCTCGATTGGCTTAATAATATACGCTTAACTTTCGCTAAACGTTTGCTAAACGTTAGAGTCTCATCTATAGTGGGGGGATATATGTTTTCAAAAGACGAGATACTGATAGGCATAATAGCAATATCTTTCTTAATCTGTCTGGCGTTAATAGCATGACTCCTAAACAGTTGAAGGTATTGGAAGCGATAGAATCCTATTGGGAGACACAACACTGTGGTCCGTCCTTGGAAGCAATAGCAGAGATGGTCGGAGTTTCTTCTCGGAGTACAGTTCATGCAATCGTGAAGAAGTTAGAAGAGGATGGTTGGATAACCATGCAACCCAAACGCTGGCGAACCATGATGTCGGCAAGGAACTCCCCACTGCAGAATTTACCCCCTACCTCCCCCACTACCCCCTTAGTTGAAAAAAAAATTTCGGAATCAGTTCAAACCCGAACATTAGATGAACAAAAAGAGGCGGGGCTCGGCTCGTTGATCGAGGAACCTGAGAAAGACGAACTCGAAGAGCTGTTTGGAAAACACTTGACGAACATGAGAAGGTAGGTATGATTGTTAAAATCTCGGAGAGATATGCCTTCTAGTTTATTACTACCTAGTTTTAAACTAAGTAATAATATAGTTAGTAATAAACTATCTGGTTATATACTAAGTCCCTGTGACCTTCATTATGGTTCCCTCAAAATCTATACACATATAGGTTGCAGGGACTAACTTATGAATAACTACTTACAGAAAATACAACAACTGCCTGACCATGAGAAGAAAGTTTTACTGGGGCTGTTGGAAGAATACGAACAATCTAAGAACAGAAAGGAATGCACCGAAGACTTCCTTCCTTTTGTAAAACATTCTTGGAAAGCTTTTATTGAAGGCTACCACCATACTAAAATGGCGGATGCCTTTAATCGGGTTTCACGGGGTGAACTGAAACGACTGATTATCAATATGCCTCCCCGTCATACGAAATCAGAGTTTGCCTCGTATCTACTACCCGCTTGGTACTTGGGAAAGTACCCTGACCGCAAGATCATCCAGATTGCCCACACCGCAGAACTGGCGGTGGGCTTTGGACGTAAGGTTAGAAACTTTGTGGGTTCAGAAGACTTTAAGGAAATATTTCCTACAGTGGCTTTGCAAGCCGACTCCAAAGCTGCGGGACGTTGGAACACCAACAAAGGCGGAGAATACTTTGCGATTGGTGTAGGCGGAGCAGTAACAGGTAAAGGTGCGGATGTCCTTATCATTGATGACCCGCATTCAGAGCAGGAAGGACAGAGCGGTGATCCTCAAGTATTTGACCGAGTGTACGAATACTACACTTCAGGTCCACGTCAGCGTCTGCAACCGGGAGGTTCCATCGTGATCGTGATGACTCGCTGGCACAAACGGGACTTAACGGGACAGATACTGAAAGCCCAAGCCCAACGGGAAGGGGTGGACGAATGGGAAGTCATAGAGTTCCCCGCCATACTGCCTTCGGGAAAAAGTTTATGGCAGGAGTTCTGGGACATCAAGGAACTGGAGAAGTTAAGATCGGAACTGCCTGTAGCCAAATGGTCGGCTCAGTACCAACAAGACCCCACTGCGGAAGAAGGGGCGATTGTAAAACGGGAGTGGTGGCAGGATTGGGAACACGATGATCCGCCAAAATGTGAATTTGTTATCCAGTCGTGGGATACGGCTTTCCTCAAGACTCAACGGGCTGACTATTCAGCGTGTACGACTTGGGGGGTGTTCTATCAAGAGGATGAAGATACGGGGATAAGACAACCCAACATCATCCTGCTCGATGCTTTAAAAGACCGCATGGAGTTTCCCGCCCTGAAGAAAAGGGCGTTTGATCACTGGAAAGAATGGCAACCCGATGCCTTTATCGTGGAAGGTAAAGCGGCTGGGATGCCCTTGATCTTTGAACTGCGACAGATGGGGATACCCGTGTCCGAGTACACACCCAGTCGTGGTAATGATAAGATAGCGAGGGTCAATGCCGTAGCTGATCTATTTGCTTCGGGTGTGGTGTGGGCACCAGAGAGAAGATTTTCCGAAGAGGTTATCGAGGAATTTGCTGCATTCCCTAGCGGGGATCACGATGACTTGGTGGACTCTTCAACGCAAGCGTTGTTACGCTTTCGACAGGGTGGTTTCATTCCCCTCTACTCAGATGAAGAGGATGAAGAACTACCCATTAGACGAGCAGAATACTATTAACTAGGAGAAAATTATGGTAAAAGTAGAAAAATATCAGGATCAGGTTATGAGAAAGTTTGGTGGCGGTCAAATAAAAAAACAAGCTGGTGGTATAGTTTCCAGACAGGAAGACTGGGAAAAAATTGGACCAGCACGCATGGCTGATGCAGCGAAAGACCCACAGATATACAAAAGTTTTAGACGACCCAAAGCAGGTCAAAAAAGAAAAAAAGCAGGTCCGGGTGGCTATTCAAAAGGCGGTAAAATAAAAGCCAAGAAAAAATAAAAAAAACTTAACAATAAAGAGGAGCAGTTATGTGGAATAAAATAAAAGCATTTTTTAAGTGGGCGATAGAATATCCAGACCCAGAAAAAAAAGAAGAAGCAAGTGCGGTAATACGCAAAAATGAACCTGATGACTCTTGGCGTGAGGACACGGTGTGGGAAGAAGAAGAATCCAAACGTGCCAGAGACAAGAAAGGTCAGTATCGTGGAGATGATAAATCCACACCTGATGTAAACGAGGCATGGGAAAGCGGAAAGGCACCCAGTAAGAGCGGGCTTCACAAGAAAAAGAAAAAGAAAAAGAAAAGGAAATAGATGGCTGATAAACCGCTACAGACACCAGAAGTAACTGTTGAAGGTTCCCCTTTGGAGATACTTGTATCTAATCCAGACGAGGTAGCTATTAATACAGAAGACGGTGGCATGATCATTGACTTTGATCCTGCGTCAGAAGACTTAGGTGAGGAGTTCAATGACAATCTTGCGGAACACATGGACGATCCAGTTTTGCAGTCGTTGGGTTCTGAACTGGTAGGTTATTACATGGGAGATAAGGAATCCCGAAAAGATTGGGAAGATACTTATATTAAGGGTTTAGATCAACTAGGCTTGAAGATAGAGAATCGAACCGATCCTTGGGATGGAGCTTGCGGTGTATTTCACCCATTATTAACTGAAGCAGTAGTACGTTTTCAGGCTCAAGCAATCACTGAGGTATTTCCGCCCAAGGGTCCTGTACGCACACAAATAATAGGAACCGTTGATGCGGAAAAGGAAGAGCAAGCTAATCGGGTTAAAGATTATTTAAACTATCTTTTAACCGATAAGATGACGGAATATCGTATAGAGACGGAGAAGCTTTTATTCAGTTTACCTTTGGCGGGTTCGGCTTTTCGTAAAGTTTATTTTGATCACAATATGGATAGACCCTGTTCCATGTTTGTACCTGCTGAAGATTTTGTGGTGAGTTACGGAGCTTCCGATCTCTCCACTTGTGAACGAGCTACCCATGTAATGAAGAAGACTGCGAATGAGGTCAGAAAATTACAGGTCAATGGTTTTTATAGGGATGTAAAGTTATCTTCTCCCTCAGACGTAGTAGATGATATACAAGAAAAATACAATCAATTAACAGGCGATAACGCTAATTATGATTATGACCAACGCCATACGCTGTTGGAGATGATGGTAAATTTAGATTTAGAAGACTTTCCTGATATGAAGGACGGAGAGCCTACGGGCATAGCTCTCCCCTATATCGTAACAATAGAGTTGGCATCCAGAACCATCTTATCTATAAGACGAAACTGGTATGAAGATGATGAACAAAAGATGCCTCGACAGCATTTCGTTCACTACCAATATCTCCCCGGACTAGGATTTTATGGCTTCGGGCTTATTCATTTAATTGGTGGTATAGCGAAGTCGGCTACCAGTTTGTTACGACAATTAGTGGATGCTGGTACGCTCTCCAACCTACCCGGAGGTTTAAAAGCCAGAGGACTAAGAATTAAGGGGGACGATACGCCCATTATGCCCGGAGAGTTTCGGGATGTGGATATTCCCGGAGGTGCAATCAGGGACAACATAACCTTCTTGCCCTACAAGGAACCGTCTGCCGTACTCTATCAATTACTGGATAATTTGGTGGAAGAGGGGAGAAGATTTGCGTCAGTAGCTGATATGAAAGTGGCTGACATGAATAATCAGGCTCCCGTAGGAACGACTTTAGCTATTCTGGAACGATCCATGAAAGTCATGGGATCAGTACAATCCAGAATTTTTGCTTCGATGAAACAGGAACTAAAAATATTGACGGGTATTGTGAGGGACTTTGGACCCACTGAATATCCTTATGCGACTGAAGGACAGGAATTATTACCAGAAGATTTCGATGACAGAATTGATGTTATTCCTGTAGCTGATCCAAATGCTTCAACCACAGCACAGAGAATCATGCAGTACCAAGCTGCGTTGCAGTTAGCACAGCAAGCACCGCAAATGTATAACATGGCGGAATTACACCGTCAGATGCTGGAAGTATTAGGTATCCGTGATCCAGATTCAATCGTGCCTTTAGAAGATGATATAGAACCGCTTAACCCAGTTTCTGAAAATATGAATATATTGAATGAAACGCCAGTGAAAGCATTCATGTATCAAGATCACGAAGCCCACATCATAACTCATATGGCGATGGCAGATGATCCGAAGATAAAAGAATTAATCGGGCAAAGTCCTAATGCTAATGCAATACTTGGAGCATTCTCTGAGCACGTTACTGAACACATAGGCTTCCAGTACCGTAAGGAAATAGAAGAACAACTAGGTGTGCCGTTACCTCCTCCAGAAGAACCGCTTCCAGAGGATATAGAAGTACGTTTATCCAAACTGGTAGCAGAAGCAGCACAGCGAGTTCTTAATAAAGACCTAGCCGAACAACGTCAAAAAGAAATTCAAGAGAAGATGGAAGACCCTGTAATTCAACAACGTGAACGTGAGTTGGATATTAGAGAACAAGACGTACAACGCAAGATGAAAGCTGATGCTGAGAAGATAGCGGCTGATCTCAAGAAGATTGAATCGCAGGAAAAAATAGCAGGAGCCAAGATAGGAGCAGACCTAATTACCGATAAAGAAGCCATTACTTCGCAAGAGAAGATAGCGGGGGCAAAGATCGGTAAAGATGTAGCAGAAACCTTATTGGATATAGACAGTAAGAAAAAAGGTAAAAAATAATGGCTGAAATGAGCAGAGAGAATTTTCCTGACGCACTGAGAGGAAAAATAAGAGAAAGAATGAATGATCATTCTGACGCAATCAGTGGTGGAGGATGTAAGGATTTTGGCGAATATCGGTATTTAACGGGAGTTATTGCTGGTTTAGCTTTAATAGAGCGGGATTTGTTAGACCTATTGGAAATAGCAGATCAATAACGTCATAATGACGCAGGGACTCTGGACCCTATCCAGTGCAAACAAGGTGAACTATGAAAACCGTAGAAAAAATAGAAGAACAGCTCCCTGAAGAGATAGCTGTTCCCATAGCGAAACAATTACCAGAACCCTCTGGTTATCGAATTTTGATAGCATTACCCGAAGCCGATGAAAAAACGGAAGGGGGAATTATCAAAGCTGCTTCACTTGTAGAAAGGGAATCCGTAGGTTCAATATGCGGATTTGTAATGAAGTTAGGACCTGACGCTTACAACGACAAAAGGCGTTTTCCTAATGGACCTTACTGCGAAGAAGGAGACTGGATATTAATGCGTTCATATACGGGCACTCGATTTTTAGTGCACGGTAAAGAATTTCGTTTAATCAATGACGACAGTGTAGAAGCTGTTGTTCAAGACCCAAGGGGGGTTGTTAAGGTATGAGTACACAAGAAGAAATGGTAAATCAGGAACCAGAAGAAAACATTGAAGAAGCAGAAGTGATCGAAGAACCTATTTCTAGGGAAGAAAAGTTTTTAGGCATCCGTAGTCAAGTAGAGATAAAGAAGCCTCAAGTAGAAGAACCGTCTGACTTAGATATAGAGATCATTGATGATCGACCTGAAGAAGATCGTAAAAAGCCTCGTTCTCAAGAACAGAAAAAAGCTGATCGAGTAGAAGTAGAGGAAGAGATTGATGACGTTGACGATAAAGTTAAAAAACGTATCAATAAATTAAAGTACGAATTCCATGAAGAACGCAGAGCCAAGGAAGCGGCTGAACGCTTACGAGACGAATCGGTAAATTTTGCCCGTAAACAACAGGGGGAAAATCAAAGATTGCAAGCGTTGGTACAACGTGGAGAAGGTGCTTTAATGTCACAGGTAAAAGCAAAGGCGGAAGCCGAGCTTGATAAAGCCAA